TCCGCGCCGAGTGCGAGGCAGCGAACGAACCCTGCTGGATCTGCGGCCTCCCCATCGACTACGAAGCAGCGTGGGATGACTGGGCCAACGACGACCGGTTCCAACTCGACCACTACTGGCCCGTGTCCACCCACCCTCACCTGCAAGGCGACCCGACGAACGCCCGCGCATCCCACGCCGGGTGCAACCGGGAACGCGGCAACGGTGCACCGATCGTCGACCTCGGCATCCTCTCCCGCGAGTGGGCGTGACACATGATCACCCACTACCTGGTGCGCCGACGTGAAGCAGCCCTCGACGCCTGGGTCCGCGAGGACGAATGATGCCGCACCCGCTGGGTCACATCCACCGCACTGCGCACCGCACGCCAACGCCTCCGCATCTGGGATGCACTCCTCGACCTATGGACCCACGGAGAACGACGATGACCGAGACAGGCGACCGCATACACCTCGCCCTCCTCCGCCTCTACGTCCTCACCCTGTACCGACCACTCACCCGCCACGTCATCCGCCCGCTGACCCACCTCATGGGTAGAGCGAGAGCGTAGGCGCCCGCCTCACGATGGAGGGGAGCGGGAAGCCCCCAGGGGACCCGCACCGCCTCCCAGGCCGTCAGCGAGGCGCGAGAGGCCCCCCAACATAAAATCCAGCCCCACCCAGCCTGAGGGGGACCACCACTCGGAGGTGTTCCTCTCCCCCCGAGGTCTCTTTTTCGTTTCCCGTCAGTGTCGGAGGTGCTGCATGGCGTCTCGCGCGTGTCTCGTCGCAGTGAATCGGACGATCCGAGCGGCGGATCTGGACGAGGCGGGGTCGCATGCGGCGCTGATCGACTTCGCGCGGAATCTCGCGCGTCGGGTGGATGCGGTCGGGCCGGATGAGGCCCCGTTGAATCTGCTGCGGCTGTATGACTCTGCGGTGACGAAGCTCGAGCGCCTGGTGGCGCCGAAGCCGGTCGTGAAGGCCCCGCGAGATGCGGGTGATGTGCCGGTGACTGAGGCGGCTGTGCTGTCTGGTCCGCCGAAGTTGGAGATCGTGAAGGAGTCCGCTCTTGAACGCATCCGGAAGTCGAAGGCTCGCGCCGTCGGGTGATCTGTATGAGCGTGCGGTGTTCGCGGATGCGAAGCGGTACGGGAAGCACGTCGGGTCGACGGAGCCGCGGCTGTGCACTCAGCCCCTCCGGGAACTGACGCCGGAGACGTCGCACGGTTTCTCGGTGATCGAGTTCGCGCGCGAAGTGCTCGGCGTGAAGCTGTACCCGTGGCAGCGGGCGCTCCTGATCCGCGCGCTCGAGCTGAACGCGGATGGCACGTACCGGTTCCGGAAGGTGTTCGTCCTCGTCGGCCGGCAGAACGGCAAGACGACGCTGCTGACCGTCCTCGCGCTCTGGTGGCTGTTCGTGGACGCGGACAGCTTCCCCGAGCACCTGCCGGCCCGCGAGTTCCTGATCCTCGGCACCGCGCAGAACCTCGACATCGCGGAGGAGGCTTGGGACGCCGCGCTTCGACGCTGCGACCCGACCGCCGACGAAGACGACCAGGAGTACGTGGTCGATGATCTCGCCGAGGAGACGCGCCGCCCGGTCAAGACCAACGGCAAGAAGTCCCTCCGGCTGAAGAACAACGCGAAGTATGAGCCGCGCGCAGCGTCCCGCATGGGTGGCCGTGGCAAGTCAGCGGCCCGCGTGATCATGGACGAGATGCGCGAGCAGCAGACGTGGGACGTCTGGGGCTCGGTGTCGAAGACGAAGAACGCGATCTTCAACTCGCAACTGTGGGGGATCTCCTCCGCGGGCGATGCGAAGTCGATCGTGCTCCGCACGCTCCGTGATGGTGCGATGAAGACGATCCGCGAGTTCGAGCAGTACGTCGAGACGGGGCTGCAGACCCTCGAGGAGTTCGCGAACACGCACGACATCGCCACCGCGCTGTTCGAGTGGTCGTCGACACCCGGGAAGCCGCTCCTCGACGTCGAGGGCATCCTGCAGGCGAACCCGTCCGTCGGGTACAAGCCGATGTTCTGGGATTCGATCTGGTCGGACCTGCTCGGCGACGAGCCAGAAGCCACGAAGCGAACCGAGATCCTCTGCGACTGGGTAACCTCTCGGGTCGCCCCGTACCTCGACGGTGACCGGTGGTCGGGAGCCGCCGATCCGGCCGTGCTGAACGACGATGGCGAGATCGTCGAGCTCGGCTCGCAGATCTCCGATACCTCGCGCATGGTCATGGGGATCGATGTCTCCGGCGACCGGAACATGACGACGATCGCCGTCGCCGGGTACCGCTACGACGGCCGCATTCACCTCGAGCTGATCGCGCAACGCACGTCTATGAACTGGGTCGTCAAGCACGCGAAGGCCGTCCGGGCGAAGACCGGGATCACTCAGATCGCGATTCAAACGAAGGGTGTCCCGTCGGCGGACCTCGTAGACAGCCTCATCGAGGCCGGCTTCGAGATCGTCGACATCAGCGGCACGGTCCTCCTGAACTCCGCTGGCCGCCTGTCCGACAGGCTCCGCGAAGGCATGATCAGGCACCGCGCACAGCGGCCCCTCGACCTGGCGGCCGCGAACGGCGTCACGAAGGACCTGAACAACATGCCGATCTGGGACCTGCACGGGTCGCCGGTCGACGTCGCTCCGATCCGCGCGGTCAACAACGCGCTGGTCGGTCTCGAAGCGATCATGCCCGCCCCGAAGCCCCCGACGCCGGCATCTCCGCAGGCGCTGGTGCTTACCCGTGACGACGTCGCGGGAGACGAACTCGACCTCGCGACAGCGATGTTCTAGACGAAGGAGGTCCGCCTTGGCTGAGATCGGATACCAGGCGGACGGTGCTCTCGCGGGATGGGCGGGATGGCTCTCGGCGATCACGAACGAGACGAACCCGGAGCTGCAGTGGCCGCAGTCGAACAACGTGTTCGACCGGATGCGTCGCGAAGACCCGCAGGTGAAGTCCGTGCTCCGTGCCGTGACGCTCCCGATCATGCGCACGGAATGGGTCATCGACGGCACCGGTTGCCGGGATGAGGTCACGGCGCACATCGCGGCGGATCTCGGTCTCGGCGTGAAGGGTGTCCCGCTCACGGCACCGCGCCGCACGAAGGGCCGGTTCTCGTTCAAGGAGTCGCTGCGCCTCGCGCTGCTGTCCCTGACCTACGGGCACTCGTTCTTCGAGCAGGTGTACGACCAGAGCACGGGGGAGACGCATCTCGCGAAGCTCGCATGGCGCCCACCGCGCACGATCTCTTCGATCAACGTCGCGAAGGACGGCGGCCTGGTCAGCATCGAGCAGTACGGCCGTGCTGGTGTCGCCGGCGCGGTGAAAATTCCCGTGAAGCGGCTCGTCGCGTTCGTTCACGAGCGTGAGGGTGCGAACTGGGTCGGCGAGTCGATCCTCCGATCGGCGTACAAGATGTGGATCCTCAAGGACCGGGTGCTGCGTATCCAGGCTCTCACTGCGGAGCGCAATGGCCTCGGACTGCCCGTGTTCACGGTCGGCACTCCGCCTTCCGGTGAGGGCGTCACGTTCGACGGCGTCGTGGAGTGGCTCGAGGACGAGATCAAGCGGGGCCTGAAGACGGCGAAGGACGCTCGAGCAGGCGACGCGTCGGGTGTGTCTCTCGGCCCGGGCGCGTCTTTCGATTTCAAGGGCGTCAACGGGAAGCTCCCGGACACGGACAGCCCGATCCGCTACTACGACGAGCAGATCGCTCGCGCGGTTCTCGCGCACTTCCTGAACCTTGGCACCGAGACGGGGTCGTGGGCGCTCGGTTCGACGTTCGCGGACTTCTTCACCGACTCGCTCAACGCGATCGCGCAGGACATCGCGTCGATCTACCAGCAGCACGTCATCGAGGATCTCGTCGACCTGAACTGGGGTCCGAACGAGCCCGCACCGCGCCTGGTGCCCGCGACCATCGGCGAGCAGCAGCCCGTGACAGCGGAAGCGATCCGGGCGCTCATCGACTGCGGTGCGCTCGAAGCGGATGCACCGCTCGAGGCATGGCTGCGGGAGCGCATCGGCGCCCCCGTGAAGGACGACACCACGAAGCGCACCAGCGCGCAGCGAACATCACCAGCCGAGGAGGCAGCATGACCGAGCAGCGCACCGGCCGGAACCGGTACTGGGGGAAGCTCACCCCGCCGAAGTCGAAGGCCGAGTTCTTTGACGCGATCACCGTGCCGGCGCCGGGCGGCGACGGCAACGTCGCGACGATCCGCCTGTACGGGCCGATTGACAGCTTCGGCGGATGGTGGGGGATCAGCGCCGGGGATGTCAGCGAAGTCCTCGACTCGCTGCCTGACTCGGTGACGCAGATCATCCTCCGCATCAACTCGCCAGGCGGCGAGGTGTTCGAGGCGATGTCGATCCTGAACATGCTCCGTGCGCACAAGGCGACGGTGACCGGTGTCGTCGACGGTCTCGCGGCCTCGGCCGGGTCTGTCATCGCGGTCGGATGCGATGAGACGGTCATGTCTCCCGGGACGACGATGATGATCCACTCGCCGTCGTCGATCGCGTGGGGTAACGCCGCCGAGATGCGGAAGACGGCCGACATCCTCGACGGCATCGAAGAGTCGATCATCTCGATCTACCGCGACAAGGCCGGCGAGTCCGCCTGGGGTGAGTTGCTCTCCGCTGAGACCTGGTACACCGCGCAGCAGGCGGTCGAGACCGGCCTCGCAGATCGCGTCGGTGTCGTGAAAGACGCCGGCGAGACGTCCACGGCGGGCGCCGAAGAGGAAGACCCCCTGATCGTCGTCGTGCCCCTCGATGGTGACGACGTCGAGGACATGTACCAGTCGGCCCGAGCGCATCTCGGCCTGCGTCCCATCGGCGCTGCGGCGTCTCCTAAGCCCCCGAGCTCGACCGAGCCGGGTATCACCAATGAACAAGAGGAGGCGCTCACCATGAGCGACGCTTTCCTGGCTACGGTTCGTGATCGGCTCGGCGTGACCGATGCCAACGCATCCGAGGAGACGGTTATCGCCGCTCTCAACGAGGCGCTCAACGAGTCGGCCGACATCCCCACGGCAGCACCCGCTGCTTCCA